CATCAGCGTTAGACGAGAATCCGTTAGCTCCTGCAATACCAAAAAGTAACGGAGATGTAACGTTGTGTCCAAGCATAATCTTACGCATACACTCCTCAGATAAGTATGTGTAGTGTTCAGGTGCGTCATTCAAAGGTAAATCGTCTACCGTTGTTTTTGTGTCCATATTGTCGTTGAACGCTACAATGACTTTTTGACCTTTAGATCCAGTCAACTTACTTAAAACTTTGTTTGTAATAATAGACTGTTGCTCCTCAGTTGGTACTCCGTTGTTAAAGTTGACCACCTTCGTGCCTGAGAATCCATTTTGAACCTCGTTGATTAAGTAATCAGCTACCTCCTCCTCCAATAGTGCGTAGGGTACTGCACCATTATAGTCAACGTAAGAATAATATTTCATCCCAACTGCGTAAGGCTTACAAAATAAAATCTCAACCTTGTCTTTAGAGAATCCGTATGCAGGTATTCTTGTAGGCGGGTATTTCTTTATATCAGTCCAATCGTCCGAATAGTAGTATCCTTCGATTTCTCCGTCTTTATTACACTTCTCTGCACGTAATAAATTTACAGGCATATGGAAAGCCTTTAGGATTCTATCGTGTTTGTCGTTGTAGTGTACTTGAATAGCAAACTGACCAAGCATCTTTCTATCAATTGCCATTTTGCGCAAGCAATCCTTTGAGAACATTGCCATTGCCTGAGCGTACTCATTAGGCTTTCTTGAAGCATCTACTGCGGATAATCCACGACCATAAATTAAACGTGATATGTTATTGATAATTGCAGAATTTGTAGTGGAGTTCGTGTATCTATCCAATAGAAATTGGTAGTAGTTATTGTCTTCCCCAAAATCAACCCAAGCATCACGCTTACTCTCTTGAATGACGGGAGTAGTGTATGCCGATAGATTTAGTATGTGTACGTTGTTACTCATAAACTATGAACGTATTTGATGTGGTGTTAGATGTATATTGTCCGTTGTTTACGGAGAATGTTACGATGTTTTGGTCAGTACAAAAGATTCTATCCTTATAAACGATTGCTGAGTTTTTGTAAAGCACCAAATCGTAGAAATGACCTTCTATTAAAGCAAAAATAGCAGTCAACGTATTAACGTAATCGCCTGAAGTTTGCGATGTAATAGATACGGTTACTGGAGTGTTTGTTTGATCATCAGTCAACACCATTGTAGTAGGTGTATCTCTTGGAATAAACGAGAACGTCTGAGCTGATGCTGATGTTGTTAGTACAATCATATTAAAGTAACTGACTTGATGCCGATTTGTTTTAAAAGCAAAAAGGGCAGCTAATGCCACCCTTCTTACACGCTATGAAGAAAACGATTAGGCAGTAATGATAGTAGCTGATGTAAATACAGCACCTGCACCTGCACCTGCTAAAGTAGCCTCAGATGAGCAGTCTAACAAGTTAGCATAAATTTTTTCAGTTCCAACGAAAGTCAAAGTGTATCCGTTTAGGTCTCCCATTGCAGTACCATTAGAGGCATTTGCAGTAGTCAATTCCATTCCGTGCTCAAGACCTGCCAAAAAGAATTGGTTGTTGCGGTTCTTGATTACAACGTGAGGGCGACCGTAAGCTAACAATTTAACTGACTTGTGTGTAGCAGCATCTTGCTTCTTTAAAGTGATAGTCAAAGTTTGCTCAGCAAAAGTAGTTCCGTTTTCACGAGAAGAGTTATATACTTGCTCAAAAGAGTTTGTTCCTTTGAGTTCGTATTTGTAAAGCGATGCTACGTTAGCTACCGTATCAATTGTATCGGTAGTAGCTACATAAGTAACGTCAGTAGGAAAAGCGTAATCTGCGTAGTTAATGAAGTAAACTGCATCAATGCCTCCTACCGCATCTTTACATACTTCAAGTCTACCATTAGCTAATTGACAAGACATAATTTTTAAGTTTTAAATGTTATAAAAAAGGGAGGAGCGTATACCCCTCCCCGATTATTTTAAATTAAGCTAATGATTAGTTAGCAGAGTTTGTGATTCCGTAAGTAACAACGTCAGAAGCAAAACCGTATTTAGCATCAGCAGAAAAACGGAGAATTACTCTTACGTTCTGAGAACCGTCAATGTCGCCCATATCCAAAACTTTAACTTCGTTCATATCGTTCAAAAGACCAGTAGCAAAGTACAAGTTAGATTTTTGAGCAAGTAGAGCTTTGTTAGAAGCAAGACCGTTAGCCATAAATACACGAACACCATCAAAGTACAAGTCGCCAAGAACTTGGTTTGTACCTTTGTTGTCGTAACCATTAGCACCTACACCTGAAGCAGCAAAGCCACCTAATGCACGTACATAAGCACGATAGATATTGTTAGATACATAAAGAGTCAAGTCTTCTTTACCGTAAAGAGCAGAAGGACAAGCGTCAACGATTTTACCTAATTCAGCAATAACGTTAGAAGCATCAACAGTTGTACCTGCAACTTCTTGTGCAGCAGGCAAAGATGCGTCAGTAGTTAACTGAGTCATAATACCTGCGAACTCTCCAGCAGTTGCGTTAACACCTGACCAGATTGAAGTTTCCATACCAGCAGCAACTTTCTCAGCAGCGTGTGCAATTAAGAAATCAGCAAAAGATTTAGGAAGAACGTCAAATGCAGAGTAACCCATTTGAATGGCATCCCAATCTGAACGGAAGTCAGACTTGCACAATTGTAAGTTAACTTGGAAATACTCAGGTTGAAGGATACGCTCAGTCAAAGTGATAGTAGACGTAGGATCAAAATCGCACGTTGCGTTCTTGATGATACCATCCGTAGCGACACGCTTAATTACCTGCTTAAATTTGACGTTAGGCATAATAGTAATACCGCCTTTGTCAAGGGTTGGAGCAGACAATAAAGCTGCTGCAATGTACTTACCTGCGAACTCGCCAGCGTAAGTAGTAGTGATTGAAGTTGTTGTAGGCATTTTATTTAATTATTTAATGTTAGAAATTCTTGATAATACCGTGTCCATAGTTGTTACGTTTCTTTTAGCAGCAAACTTGAATACATCGGTAGCTTGTGAGTTTTCAGGATTGAAAGAAATAGGCTTAGGCTCTTCGCTCAATTCTACAGGTGCAACTTCTTCTGCAACCTCAGGAGTTTGTGCTGAAAGTTTTGCTTTCAATTCTTCGTTCTCTTTTTTAAGTAATTCGATTTCGCTAAAGAAAGATTCTTTAACAATAGACTCAATAGTTTTTTTAGGTGTAGCAGTTTCGGTAGTAGCTTCAACTTCTTCCTCTACGGCAGGAGTCTCTTCAACTACTTCTTCTTCTACTTCAGCAGCTTCACGAACTTCGGCAATTACACCTTCTTCGATTACTACAAGAATACGCATATCCTCTAACTCATATTCTCCAATAGGAAGTGGGATGCGTTGTTCGTCTTCCGTTAAGATAAATACAGGTTGACCTGCTTCAAAAGCATCTGCTTCAAGCATAGATACACCGTCAGTTAACATCATAGTTTCCAACTTCACTTCTAAACCTAAAAGTGTGCGGACTTTGTTTAAGATTGATTTTTCGTTCATTTGTTTATTTAATTAAATTGCTAAAATATTAGCTGCATTACTTTTACTTTTCAACGAGTCTTTAAGACCAAATTCAATAAGTCCTTTCAGTTTTGAAATCTCATTTGGAATTGGAACACCTAAGTCTTTTGACATTTTCTCTAAATCATTGTATTTATCTAAAGCCTTTTGATATTCGTCAGCAGTTTTTTGAAACTCAGTTTCTAATTGATTGGCTACTTTACTTAATGTATCAGTATTTTTTTGATAAGCCTTATTTGCGTTATTATATAAAGTCCTAACATCATCAACCAAAGCTAACTCTACTTCGTGTTTTCCTAATTCTACCTTGTCCTCTGAGAACAATTTAGTAAATACAGTTTTCATTGTGTTCATACTTATCTAATTTATGGTGTTTATATTTGTTTTATTTTTATCCGTTTTGACGTATGATAGTTCTCACTCCGCTGACCTCAGTTTGAGTAGCAGCAGGTTCGTTAACTTCAGCAGTTTTACCAATGCCTTGCGCTTGTAAACTGCCATCACAACATTTAGTTGAGTATGTTTCGTCTTCACATAGGCAGCCTCTTTTGCTACCAGCTCTTGGACTTGCTTTGCTTGGTGTTTTAAATTTGCTCATTAAGTAAATTTTTAAGTTGTTCAATAATTTCATTTTTCTTTTGTTGCTCTAATGACATTTCTAATTTATCAGCAAAGTATCCCTCAATTGAAAAGCCTTTAACCTTGCCAGCTTTGACGTCTTGCCATACCTCATCGTTATCCACTTTCATAGAAATCATCCACGTTCCTTTCGGTAAGCTGAATCCGTACAAAGTGCTTTTGTCTTTTTCGCTATCCTCAATCAACCAAGATTCTACAACGGTCATTCCTTTGACTGCATCCTTGTGTTCGTAAGTTGCGTTGCTTTGGTTTCCGTTTTTGAAGAATAACTCCATAGCTTGACGTACCGTTTCCTCAGAAAAGTATATGTAATACTCCTCTTTCTTTGCGTTTACACGATAGATTTTTTTATTAGGGATCAGAGCTGCGCCCATTAATATACGCTTCTCTTTGTCTACTTCTTTAAGTTCTACTTCGTGTTTTGATAAGGCTACAAAGTTCTCCTCAATGGCAGGAGATTCTACGACGCTTACGGCATCAATTCCGCTTTGCTCGTCTTTAGGGTCAATGATTAATTCAATAACGTTCATATCTATTTAACTTTTTAAAGCTACAATGTTGCGTTTTCAATCCGGTTTCTATCTAAACTCTGAGCAGTAGTTACTGAACCACTTACCACATAAGCCTGCATTGGTTGTTGCTGAAGTTGTGCTAACTGATTGATACCTGAGTTACCTACTACGTTAAACGATGGGCTTATAGATGGGATAGAGCCGCCTCCTCCGCCATTATTTGATACAGGAGTTCCACCCTCAAACTTTTGTTGACCAATTTTAGCAACATTAGCTAAACCCGCAGCTACTGAAATACCTGCCGCAATAGCTCCACGAATAGGAGAGTCAGGAGTTGGCACTGGAGTAAACTGCGAAGCGTAAGCAGAAGTTGCATTTTGATAAGTAGTGATTAAGGCAGTTGCAATGTTAGCAGCCTTTTGAACTTGGAATGCTCTTTTAGCAGCCTTCTCTGATTTCTTTCCAAACAATTCGCTAATTGAAGCAATAGCAGATAAGCCATCCAAAGTTGCTTTTACTTTAAATGAGTTAGCTTGTTCTTCTATTTTTTTTGCTCTACTGGCTTTTGATTCAAGAATACTAATTTCTAAATCTGCTGCTTCTTGCTTTAATTGTACCTCCGTGTTTAATGAGCCTCGCAAACCGCCTAAATCCCTTTGGGTAATTTGTGTTTTAGCAATAGATAATGTTTCAATTTTTTTCATTGATTTATCTAAAGCATCTTCAAGTTCTTTAATTTGCGCTGCTTCTAAATCTTTGACATCTTTATTGTACTTTTTAGCTAATGCAATTTGCTCATCGTATTTCTTGTTAATAGCCTCAACTTGCTTGTCGTACTCTGACTTAAACAAATCCGTAGCAGCTTTATTATACTCAGCTAATTTTTCTAATTCTTCTTTACTTTTATTTTCCGTTGTAGTTGATGCTTTATCCGATGCCTTATCCGATTGTTCTTGTAAAGCAATTTGAAATCCTGCTGCTTCGTTTTTTAAAGTAGCTAATTTATTTTTGGTTTCTTCTATTGTTTTGTCTGCTTCTTCTGCAACTTCTTTAGGGTCAAAAACCAAACTTGTAATGCTTTTATTTAGACCTTCTCTTAAATTAAAATCTTTACCTAAAGCCTTTCCAACCATATCAACCGTGCCCAACAATAATTGCAAAGGAGCAGTTAGGAAAGTTAAAATACCCGATAGAATACTTTGGTTTCTTTTTGCTGCTGCTACCTGCGCTTTCTTAGTCGCTTCTTGATTAACTAATTGAGCTTCCGTAGCAGTAATTACGGCTTTAATTTGAGATTGTTTTATTCTTAAAATATCTTGTTCTGACTTTCCTTGTAGTTTTAAGATATTATCTTGACCTGAAATAGAATCGTATTTAGCTTGTTGTGCAAGGACGTTAGCATCCGTCTTTTCGTTAAGTTTAGATTGCTCGTCACTTACTCCACCTACTGCGCTTTTAATATCATCCCAGTACGCTGCAACAGTTCCTAATGCCACAACAAGTAAACCAATACCGCTTGCTCCAATAGCACCCTTTAAAGCCGTTCCAAATGCTTTGATTGATGGTATAGCTTCTCTAAATCCTTTAACACCATCAGCGATAGCCATTGCTGACTGCACCTTTAAAAGCTGCCTTTCTAAATCTTCAGATTCTACACCAAAAGCACCCATTGCTCCCTGAGCCAAGCTAAACCCTGCGGTAACACCACCTAACGCACCGCCTAATTTATTTGTAAAATTACCTGCGGCAGCATCAACTGCCATATCCGTTTGGATTTGTACCTTGCGATAATTACCAACGGTTTCTAATAAGTCTTTGTATTCCTTTGTAGTGCTTTTACCAGCAGCAGCTAATTCATACAATCTATCCTCAGCTTCGCCCATACGAGCAGTAAGCGGTTGTATTTCTCCATATACGTCTGCAAAACTTGCTGATACATCGTGATTGGCTTCTGCAAGGTTATCCATTGCGTTAACCGCCTGTTTAGTATCTACGTTTATCTTTATAGTTTTAACCTCTGCCATTTCGTTTATTTATAAGTTCTCTTTTACCTTGTTTGATTGCCTTCTTCATAGACGTGTGCAGCTTGTATTTTCCTTTGGCAATGTCTATCTCTTCGCTGATGCCGTAGTGACTATCAAGTTGGAGCATTGCAATTATTTGTTGTATCATTCTATTACTATAAAAATGTTATCATTAGTCTGCGTTCCGTTAGCGTAATCAAACCTTACACCTATTGAGTACACGTTACCGCTTGTCAAAGATCCTGTAGTTATAGTTACGTTTTGACTTGACGTTAAAGTTGTTTGACTTAATGTTATGTCAGCAGCAGAAGGAGTAAGCAAAGCAGTAATACCTCCGTTTGGAATGTTGATTGCAGCAACTGCTGAACCACCACCCGCAGGAATATTTATAAACGGTACTTTGTTAATAATTGGTCTGAAATCTAAGTAAAGCGAGAACTGAACTTCTCCTGTTGTTAGGTTCGTGTTCATATCGTTAATGATATACCGCTTGTCTCTGATGATTAACCTATCGTTTAGCTTTAGGTTTGTCAGAACTCCTACTGGTAGAATTGTCTTGACGTTGATGAGCCTTTGCTTTAGGTTGTAAAGATTGTACAAGTACGAAAAGTAATACTGAGCAAATAGTGTTTGTTGGATAGGGTAATTTAATAGCGTTGATGTTTCAGGAGAAAAGTTGCTTGTTAAATCCGTGTTGTTGTAGCGTAAGTCTTGACCAAAAGGTGTGTAGTTGGTAATTGTAACAGTTGAACCCGCGCTGAATTTAAAATTACAGTCTAAATTGTCATATTGATAAAGCAATATAGGTTTCGGTGTGTATGGTGCAAACTCATTGTTTAAAGCATATCCTACTTGTAAATTAGTTGCTGTAAATTTCTGTTGTAAAATGTTTTCGAAAGGTAAGTCAACTGTAAACTCTCCACCATCGTAAGGGTACTGATATGTCATATCTCCGTAACCTCGTGAGTAGACTTGAGTAAACTGCTTGTTAAGGAAGCAGTCTGAATCTTGATACTTAAAAGATATCTTTTTGTAAAGCGGCATACGAGCAACATCAATAGAAGTAATGTCCGTGTCTTCGGTAATGTCTACAATTGCTCCTTGACCGTACCAATCGTCAAGGGGTGCAATGTCGTATGTATTCTCTCCTGAACCTACGCAAACCATATTAAAAGTCTTTAGGATTCCTGCAAAGAAATCTGAAATCTTCATTTGAGGTGCGTTATACTCCAAACTTTGAGTGAGAACCATATTGGTTGCAGCATCCGTTGTTGATTGTGTTTCCGTAACCAAAGACGAAGCATTCAAATAAAATACTGAGTATTTAAGAGAGTGAGTTACGTTAACTGCTGCAACAGGTCTAAGATAAACTTGATAAACTGCATTCAAACCTGATGTCTGATTGACTACATCCAAAGTATAAGTACCAGTTGCACTAATCTGAACTGAGTTAAGTAAGTTTCCGTTTTGGAATACATCAGCATAAATAGTGGCAGCAGTTGACAAAGAAATAATCTCAATCTCAAGTTGATGTGTAAGCACTCCGTTTAACTCTGTGAATGTAATTGTGTCAGCAGTAGTGTCTATGTATGGAGAAAGGTCGTAGAGTCCAGTTGGAGCAGAAACTGATTGAATGTCAACTAAATGTTGCTTGCCTATAATGTCAAATTCAGTTTTGTTTTTGTAATATAAAAATAGCTTAGTAAATCTATCATCTTGCAAGAAAGTGCCGTTAAATGTTACTCCGTATTTAGCTTGAATTAAGTCAAAGATTGTACTTACTCTGACGGCAGGAAAAAGCTCATTAAAATGGATTGCTCCGCTACTTGCGTGTATATCGTTTTGGGATATAGAAGTTATATCAAGCCAGTTAGGAGTCGTAGCGTTTACGTAGTTTGATTGATAATGCCAAATGCGTTTAGAGCTAATTAGCGGATACTTTACATCATATTGGTTAGTTCCATCCGTGAGTCTATTTTTAACCTCTGCACCCGAATAAACGTGATTATAGTCAGTATAGTCCAAATCAGAAAGTAAATCCTCACCAAAGTAATCTTTGAGCGTTCTGCCATCTCCGTAGAATGTTACCGTGTAG